TTTTGGTAGAACCACTTCAATTGATTATCCCAAGACAATTTCAACAAGTAAAGGTTTTCATTTACGTTATCAGTAATGTCAAAGATAATGAAATTATATGAACTCAAAGGATGACCATCAATTAAGGGGTTTTCAATATCGTTAGTATGTAAGTTATCAAATGCAGGGTTCAATACAAACTTAACGTTAGCCAAGAAAGGAATTACGTAGCTGGTGTATGCAAATCCAAAGTTCAAGTCCATACCTTTACCGGTAATAGCTCCAACTTCAGAAGCATTGATAACCAAACCACTGTTAACAGCTTCTTTCTTAATAGCCTCATTCACCATTTTCATACCACCCAAACCGGTTTGTACAATCAATTGGCGCTTAGGATCTGGACCTTGGAAGTCAACTTTACCAACGTAGAAGTTGTACAATTCAGCACGGAACATATCCAAAGTGAAACTAGATTTGTTGTAGATACGCTTGAAAGAGTTATCCAACTGCTTCCAAAGACCCACTGACAAACGGATATCATCTGGACCATCTTGCTTAATCTTACCACCTTGTCCCCACATTAAGTAGGTCTCAATGTCATTAGCAATTTTGCTCAAGTGAGCAGCTTCCATAGTAGTCAAGAAAGTACGGCTTAACTGACCATTGTCAAATGCACGCTTAACTGCATCTTTACCCATAGTCTGTACCATAGACTCCAAGCTATTGATTGCAGGGTCCATAGACTTATCAAAGTTACGCCAGATTTCTACAACAGGAACAGTACCATCAGCTTTCATACCACCCTTCAACATCAAGTCAGCACGACTAGAGATTGAGTAAGATACGTGAGCTTCAGCACCACCTACGAAGTTGTAGAATTCACGGAAACCAGCACCATAGTGTCCGATATCAGAGAAACGCTCACCGTATTCACCACGAGCAGAACCTTTACGGAAAACTTTAGTACCAGATGCTAAGTATTTGTTATCCAAGTATTTAGCGTTGTCATTGTTTACTAACTGAACAGTGTAGATGAAACCATCACCTGTAGGAAGAATATCAGCAGCAGTTACGTACATTTCCAAACCGTTGTATTTGTCATAAGTGATGATATCACCATGTCCAAAAGAACGCTTGTTTAATTTGATTTTGAAGGTAGTACCATCAACACCTTTAGCAGCATTTGCAGATTCAATATCTTCTACAATGTAAGGAAGATCTTGAGCTACAGGAACTTGCCATTTGTACTCACCACGAGCATTGTCTACAGAGATGATGTTTTTTCCACCAAAACTAGAGAATTGATACAAGGGCATTTCAACTTTTTGAGCCATTGCCCATAAGTCTACTGGACCCATGTCCATAGGTTCACTGCTTTTCAGCATGTTTACGAGGTGGTATGAATCTACGTGAGAGCTAGCTTGGTAGCTGGTATCACGCAGAAATATACCATTGTTTAAAACTGGAGTTGCCATAATTATTTATTTATTTGTTTGTTTGTTGTGTTGTTAAAATCTTTTAAAAATATTTGCTTGTCTTGGAATCTTACGCTGTTTGGGTTCCTCTCTTTCTTCAGGTACAGTACTAGAAACTTTTCTTGACTGTTCTGTTTTAAGTTGCCTTACAGTGTTTTCAACCACTTTATTTTTGCCTTGCTCCATGATCTTTGACTTGTATCCATCAGGATCTGCCAATAACCACAGCGCTTCAGCTACTAATGGGTAGTTAGGTTCTACAAATTGATGTTTCTCTAACAAATGACCCAATAGGTTTGTGTTTCTTCCTGAGATAGAAGGATAGTTAGGTTGTACAAGACCAGCATATAACATAGACTGGGTTTTCTTATCCAACTTAACACCAGCTAACTCAGCGGGTTTAAGAGCCTCATACACGTTATCCATGTAAGCTGCTGCTGCTTGTTCTTGTTGTGCCTTCATATGCTCTTGTTCAGCAATCTTTTGGGCTACAATAGACTCTTGCATCTTATCCAACTTTGGTTTAAACTTATTAGCTTGTTGTTCTAACTTACCTAAGTCTTTCCAGGTTGTGATTTCCTCATCAATATCTTCATCATTACCAAATCCAGTAGCACGCAAATAAGAACGTACAATTTGTTCTTGATCCATTTCATCTGTAGGATCTAAACCACGTACTTCTTCTACTTGTGCTAATGCACTGAACAAACCTTTAAGATCTGTACCACCATTAGCTACATACTGGGCAGCATACTGAAGTTCTTCAGGAAGCGCTTCAAAGAACTCTTTTGGAGTTTGCTCTTTAATTGCTCGCTCCTTTTCTTCAAAGTTAGCTTGCAAGAGCTCCTTCCAATCTTTAATAGAGTATTCATCCATTGGTTTATCATCTTCAAAACCAATCAATACACCCTCTTCAATAAGTTTAGAGAAGGTTTCCACCATACCACTCTTATCTACTTTAGGTCTACCTCCTCTGGGTGACTCCTCTTCTTGCTCTAATAAATCATCAACCTCATTGGTTAACTCTTTAAGAACTTGTTCAGCAGATTGAGTTGGTTTCTTGATGTTACCATCCTCATCCTCTTCTTCTTTATCTAAGAACGTTAAATCCGTTTTAGGAGATGAAAAGATACTTGGTTTCTTTTCTTCTTCTGTTGGAAGCATGATACTATCTGCTCCCGGAGCTCCACCAAAGATATCATCAATGTTGATATCTACTTGTTGTACGGTGGTTTGCTCAGTTGGTTTGGTTTCACTCATATAGTTGGTTATTTTAGTTTGTAGTGTACATTAAGAATATAATATATTACTTCTAATAAACTTTAAAAATTTGATTTTAAAGCCGTATTTTTTGTAATATAAGGCTATTACTTCTTCTTGTTATCTTTAACATCATACTTATTCTTGTTCACTCTAGCTATTTCTAATTGTTTATTAGCAATCTCTCTTTGTGAAGCAAGCTTTTCTCTTTCAATAGATAACTTATCCATGTTAATAGCTTTCTGAGTACTGGCAGATTCTTTCTTTAAGTCCATTTGTTGCTGAAACTCCTCACTCTTACGGATATCTTTAATAGCATCTTGATAATCAGATTGTTGATTCTGATTAATATCTACAGTAGATCCATAACCAGCAGCCCTAATTTCAGCAATAACAATATCATTCTGTCTATTCTTCTCATTCTCTTCAGCTTCAAACTGCATCTTCATCATAGCCTCTTGATTCTTAGCTTGTAAAGCCTGCTCTTGCATAGCTTGTTGTTGTTGCATTTCCTGCTGACGTTGAGCTTGTTGTTTCTCATCAGAAGATTTAAGGATGTGAGATACTTCTGCAATAGACTCAGCCTTCATGATATTACCTAAATCATAAATAGAGGCACCTGCGGTGTTGTTTGTGATAGCCAATTGCTTTAACTGCTCCAGAGTAGCTCTGTGATTAGTTTTGGTCGTACAGAAGATATTAAAGTCTCTAAGCAATAAATCAGTACCATTCATCTCAAAGTTAACCTTCTCATCAGTAGAGGTAATATACTGCAATCTAATAGATGGTTTGGTTGACTGATAGAACTGGGCTAAGTCTGTACGCATCTGATGTACACGAGGCATTAAGTAATCACAGTGATTAATAAAGTATGTCTCTGTCTGTGCATAAGAGTTTGATACAGCAATTCTTACACCAGTAGCTGTTGCTTGCTCTACTTGTTCTCCAAGACGCTGTGGTGTAATACCTATTACCTCAAATGCTTGCTGCTTAAAGTAGTTAGCCAATTGAGTTCTAGACATCAAACGCTGTGTCTGTTCTAAGTTTAATACCTGATAGTGTTGAAAGTTAAGAGCATTCTCAGTGTTAGTGATAGATGTATCCAATGGTAACATCTGGAAGTTCTTCATTGCAACGTAGGCTTTTGCTAAGTTGTTCTTTCCCCAATCTTCTCCCAATGAGTGTCTAGGTAAAGCATTCTGATCTAACATGATCACAGTACCTAATTCATCTACAAGAATATCAGCAATTTGGTTATTTACAATGTTATAACCAATCTGGTAAGGCTTCATTAAATCTACTAAAGATGTAGACTTAGTGTTTCTATCTGAGAATACAGATCCTTCTACTGGTAATTTACAACCGTACAATGTAGAATCTCCTTTAAATTGGAAAGGTACTCGTCCTGGTTTAGAACGATTAATACCTAAATAAATAGGATTAATACCACTTGCATTGTTGTTCATCCCAAAATATGCAGGGTAGTTAGGCCCAATTTTTACTCCACCCCATACCTCATTAATCCAAATCCAATCAATATGTTCTCCTGCAATTAAGTTCTCTTTAGTTTTATTCTTAAGTACACTTGTATCATAGATAGGTTTTTGAGTAATAGCATATGACTCATCTACCACATCTTGCATAACTTGTCCGGTCTCATCAATCTTAATTAAATGTCCAACTTTACGCTGTGACTTCCAATAGATATGAGCTACACGTAACATATCTGTATTCTGATAATCTGTATAATCTTCAGATTCAGACATGATATAACTAACTATATCATTACCAGCAGTACTATTTTGCTCCCATACAGACATAAACTGACGGTATTGTAATGATGGCATGTTAGTATTCCATTCATGAGACTTAGTAGCATCATAGTAAGAACCATCATTTTGCATTCCTTGCAATGGATATCCTGCTGCTCTTGTTGGATAAATAGCTTCCAATGATTGTAATTGAGCATCAGTCATTAAATATCCATACTTGTCAATAATATCAGAGACTGTATATAACTCAACTTTACCTACCCAGTTACCTTGAGAGATATACCTAATGTCTGGAGACTTATGATAGAAAGTAACCAATGGGTTCCACAATTCTAATTCATAATCATCTTCATTCATCTTAAAGTGCCAGAACTCTCTATCTGTGATTAACATATCACGGAAAGCTCTTTCCTCAAGTTCATCCATTTTAAATCTTTCCTCATCTACACGGGCTTGGTGTTCTGCCCACTCTTCTAACATTGAACGATAGTCTTTCTTAAAGAACTGTTCAATCTCAGGTAATGATTTAAGATTTTCTGGGGCTAATGCTTTCTGAATCTCAGGATCTTCCATATCAGCACCCTGCTCAATCATACTCATAACCATCTTACGTTCAGCATCAGCTAATAGCCTTTGCTCAATCATAGCTCTTTTCTGATCTAATAATTCATTGTAAGAGATCTCATCTACAGCCCGGAATGTTACTCTTGTATTTCTTTTAGCAAATTCTGCTACTAATACATTAATTACATTAGGAATAATTGGGTAAAATTTTAACTCTAGTGCTGACTGATCTTCTTTAGTAAGAACATCAATTAATTCAGCATACTCTACATCTTCCTCAACTATATAATCACTACGATCAATAATACCTTTAGCAAGCTTGTAGTTCTTAGAGAGTCTGCGTGCATTTCTACGCAACTGCTTCATACCCTGCCACTCTAACCAATCAAGGTTATGTGCAGCCCAATCATCATCTTTATCCTTTCTTGGAATAAATTGGATTGGTTGAGTAAGATTACTCATCTTATTGTATTCTGCCTTAGCTCCATTTTTGAGCTGCATAGCATTATATAACTGCATAGTCTGTAATTGTTGTATTAAATTGTTCTATTAATTCATTAACATTAATGTCAACAGTTTCTTCATCTTCATCAGAATAATAACTGATATAAGTTACATGAACTGTAACATTTTCCATAGCTGTAGTACTCATGCACCAGTTTATCATTTTAAATTTCTAAACGCCTGTTTTGGTCTTTGCATATTACCAGAAGACCCACTTTTTCCAATATGCCTAAAAGCCCCTACTTTTAATTTATATAAATCTTTTGACTTATCCAAACTTTCAGGGTTTAGTTCTCTACGTTTTAAATATCCACGGTTTGATTGTTGGATCTTTGCAAAGGCTACAAGAGCTGTAAATGCCACTAATCTATCCACGTTTAAACCCTCTCTATATGCCAACATCTCTTTAATCAGCATAGGATCTGGTATTCTAGATACACCATAGGTAGTCTTTACAACTGTACCATCTGTTTTATAATCATGATCAATCTCCTCTCTAAGAAATTCAATTGCATAAGAAAGTAAATGAGCTTTAAATAATGTACCCGTGTTTCTCCAACCATACTGTTGATATACACTAGCATTACTACCAATGTCTTTCAAGAATAAGATCTGATCTTTAGTAACTAGGTATCTCTGTTTTCTCTGGGATATCATGTACTGGATAAATAGGGATACGTTATTCTCCACTAATGTCCAAGCGTTATACCACTCAATAATTAGTTCTAGTCTTTCATGTGTTTTCTTGATATCATCAAAACGTCCACACCATGCTGCTACAATTCTATCCTGTTCTATATGCGTTTTCTGCTCTCCACCCTCTTCTCTAGATACTTCCACAGGAGCTTTATAAACAAAAATGGAACAAAGAGAATCAGAGGTAGTAGTCTTTCCTTCAGAAACCGGGTCAATACTTGCATAATACATTCCAAATGTAGGATCTTTTTTAGGTCTTTCCCACACGACCAAGCATCCTGTCTTATCTTCTGTCTTTTTAGAGATAGGAAACTCATTAATAGGTAGTTTATTAGAATCTTTAACAGCTAAATTACTATGCTCATCTCTATACAACTCTAATAATTCATAAGCATATTCTTTATCTTCAATTCTTCGTAATTGTGCAGCAAGTAAATGTACAGAAAATACAGACTCTCTTCTAAATGCAAAAGCCTCTTCAATATTTGTAGGCTTCTGGGAGATACGTAACTGGTACTTATCAGGCTCAATCTCTTTCTTCCACTTAATCCTCTCTTCTTTAATAGCTTCTAAAGCAGTCTCTACTAATGAGTTACCATACTTATCTACATACGGCATCATTGACCACTGTTCAGGAATAAATAATCCGGCTGTACCAATAGTCCCTTTACTATCTAATAGATTAGTTTCTACAGCAAAGATATCATTAGCTTCCGGGTTCATGATTAAGTTCTTTAATGGTTCACACTGATCAAGGTCACCGACAGATCCTGCTGCAATAAACACCCCGGTAGTTACCATACCAGATTGTAATGCAGGACGTAAGTATTCATATGTCTCCCCCATCTTAGGAGCAATACCTGCTTCCTCGTGGAAGAAGTACTGACAAGGACCACCCACACCCGCTGTTGCAGATTTCTCAAATGACATACCTTGTATAGTACCTTTTAATCCTACCTCAGTTTTCTTATTCCCTTTTCTTACCTCAATCTTTTGCTGCCATAGCATTACTTTGTCCGGATTCATTGGTCTGTACCAGGCTGTATGCTCATTCAAGAACGATGCATACTCATCTAAGAACTTCCATGTACCCTTATCATTTATATAATCTTTAAGAGAAGCTCCTATCTTAAGAGTAACACCCTCTTCAAACCATAATGAGTTGATTAGTTTACCAGCATGAAAATACGAAGATGCAATCTGACGTTTCTTAAGAATAGCTACGTGCTTATAATATAGTTCAGCCAAGATCTCGTACAGAGCCATGTGGTACTGAGCATCTCGGACTTTAGCAAATCCAAACTTCTTCTCCTCTTTATCATAAATAGGTAGGAAGTTTAACCACATGTAATAATCTCTGCTTAAGTACCAAACATTTGTTTGATCCTTATACAGTACACCATTCCTGCATTTCTTTTTCTGGTCATCCCAGTAATATATGTAATCCTTAGATTTAAAAGGCGCTACTGTATAGAAGCCTAACTTATTAAAAGTAGTTGCCTCTTTATTAAACAATAGACTAGTCTCATTAAAATTATACTGCCCTGGTTCCTTAAATAGTGTAAGTAAATAACTCCTCCATTCTTCTTTAGAAGAAAATTCTGTAGTTGTCCAAACACCATTATCCCAAGTAGGAATTTCAATAATACTATTCATCTTCTACAACGTCTACAATGCTTTCAAAGTTTTCAGGTTTACCATTTGTAGTAATAATCATATAAAGTAATGTATCAATTGTCTTAGATGCAATCTTTGACTTACATTCTTTACCATTACCAAAATATGCTTCTTTATCATCACGATGAAAAGCATTCCATTTTTTTGTGTACGTGTTGTAATTAAACAACCAGTCGTACAAGCTGTGTTCTATATCATTGATCATAAGCTAATCCTATATTTCCTCTTACTTGACTTTGCTGTTCTTCAGCTAAATCTTTATACGCTCCCTTAAATGACTGTCTAATCTGCTCAAACTTAGCAGCAGCATTCACTAAAGCTGTAATATTACCATCTCTACCATGCTGTATTTCCGTAGTCTCCATGTAATGGGCTAATCTATCCAGCATAGACTTAATTCCTACATACGTTCTATACGTAGGAGTCTCGTATAACTTCTTACATGTATTCATACCCCGGATAATAAATTCATCCTCAGTAGAAACATCCATATCAATCTCAGACATTATAATCTCTTCCTTCTCATGTTCAGGAACATTGAAGAAAGGATTAAGATCTGGGTTAGGACAAGTCATATAAAACAAGTAGGTATATACTTTTAGGTAGTCATCCGGATATTCCGTCATTATATCATTAAGAGAGGAGATTGTATAACAGTGCTCTGTAGGCACTACTTTATTATTAACTATATCAAATAGTTTAATTAGCATCTTGTTTATGTTTAATTAGGTTTATCACCTCTGTTTTAAGGTAGGGTAGATCATAAGGAACAATCTTTTTAACTAAGGGTTCCCCTTGATTATCAAGCTTAGTAATAGGGTTACCAAACTTATCTGTACCCTCTGTATAAAACAAAACGTGGTGAATTGTTAGTTTTCCCGGTTTTAGTTTTGGGTTGTGCTTCAATATAATATACATATATGTAGACAACTGTAGTGCATAATGCCAGAAATTACAATCATCTAAATGACTAACGGGTGTTAGCATCTTCTGACTAACACCCTCCCAATTTACATAGGATTCTTTCTTAATCTCTTTATTCGTCTTATAATCTGTGATATTTACATAACCTTTTGCCACCTCTACAAGATCTGATTGACCACATATACCAGCAGACTTCAAGTAAACAAAATGTTCCGGATACATACCCTCTACTAGCTTCTGTGCTGGAGCATACTTTATATCATCAGTAACTAGGGGCCTAATAATAGGTAGAATACAACCATGTCTTTCAATAGTATTTAACTGGAGTAAGTCTGCTTCACGCTGATTGTGATACCAGTTACCCTGATCAATAGCTCTGT